CAAATTATCAAACAAGAATAGAAAGTTTAATAGGAACTCCAACAACTCCAGACACACAATTATTAAGTGATTGCTTAACAGATGCTGCTAGGGATATTATTAATTTAGCCCCTATAAATCAATTATGGGCATTATCATCAATATCAGATGATATAACTAGCAATGGATATTCTTTAGCATCTAAAGGAATTAAAATTTTACAAGTAGAAAGAGAAAATGGTGTAGATGGTCAATATGTAATATGTAAAGAAGCTCCTATGTCATATGAACGTAAAGTTCAAGATGTAAATAGTATGTTTTATCCATCTACTGAAGAGCCTGTATTTTTAAGAAAAACAAATCAAGTATACGTATACCCAACCCCAGGGTCAAGTGATGATTCTTTTAAAGTTGTTACGGTAGATTTTCCTTCTATTGCACATACTCAAGATATAAGTGACAATGCATTTCCAAGAGATTGGGATGCGGCTTTAGTATATGGAGCTGCTTTAAGATGTTGCTCTAGATTAATGTCTGATGTTACAGTAGAATATAATGATGCTACTGCAAAGGCTCAAGCCTTGATAGATGAAACTAGTATGGGTGGAGATAGTACTACAGCAGAAAGTGCACAATATTGGTTACTTGATGAGGATATAGAAATGGTAAATGCTACTATTGCTACAGCGTCATCTGAATTATCAAGAGCCCAAGTATTATTAAGTAAAAAACAATCATTAGCACAAGATATAGAGCATATTAAAGGACTATATAGAGGTGCTATAGAAGCAATATTCCCATCACCTTCTCAAGACCAGCAAGGTAGATAGACATGCCTAAAAGTATTTACGACCTTAAAGATTTCTCTGGAGGGCTAAATACCCGTATAGATAAACGAGATATCGCAGATACAGATTTTGCAAATTCCCTAGGTTTTTCCTTTGACACTCCAGGTATTATTAAAATGCTCGATAAGAGTAAAGGGCATAAATATAATGGAGCGAATTCTATTTCTTCATTTGGAGATAGTAATTATCAACTAGAAGAAGGGTATGGAGCAGCTTTTGTTTCATGGGATAAAGCAGCTCAGTGGGTTGTTTTAAGAACTGATGAAGATGTTAGTTCATTAACTAGTAGTCATTATTTAAGTAATAATACTGATGGCGGTGGAGATTGGGATACTGATGACACATTTTTTGTTTTAAAGGTTATTAGTGTTAATAACTCTGTTGTAAGTGGTAATAGAACTATAACTTGTTATGTAATAAAACCTGGAACAACTTCAAGTAGTTTACATACTGTTTTTGCTGAGCAAGCAACAGTTGCTTTAAAAAAATCTACTTCAATTGATGGAACTTCAGCTTCTACTGGTATTAATATTGATGCTACAGGAGGAACAGAAATATTAAATGAACCTTCATTTGGGGGAAGTACTTATTGGGCTTTAGGAGGGACTTCTGGTACAAATGCTTGGGGAATAACTGGTGGATATTTAGGGCTTACTGCAAATACTGGATTAATTAATGGACCTGGACATTGGATATATCAGACTGACCCAGCTGTAGATGCAGAATGGGAAGCTGGAGGGACATATACACTAAAAATAACATTTAGTTCAGATTTATCTGCTGGTAGTTTTGATGTTTATTTTGGCTCTATGTCTCCTGTTGCCACAGTTGCTGTTGGGGATATCTCTGGTAATGAAGTGTATAAAACAATAACAGCAGGGAATGCTCTTAGTTATATAGGACTTGCCTTTGTTACAACAAGTAGCACAATAGGAGCTGCTGCTACAATTTCAGCTGTATCACTTAAAAGATTTGCAGTATCATGGGGTGATGCAAGTAACTGGACAAATGATACAATTAATGATAGTAGTATATTTGTTTATAATAAATATGATGAATCTATAGACCAATTTAATTATACTACAAAAGCATGGCATCAAATAATGAAAGAATCTGCAACTGACCATGATACATTAGAACCTTTAATACTATTAGATGATGATGCCGCAGCTACAGTAGAAATAAGACCTATTATGTATGCAGTAAATGGTGCACTAAGAGTAGTTGATACTAATTTTAAAACACAGAAAGATGATTTATCTGCAGCTAGAAAACCTTGTGAGAGTAAGTGGATAGGTTATATAGCAAGAAAATATTTTAATGATGATATCCAGTATAGTAAGTGGCATTCAACATATATGGATATAAAAGCTCCTACCGATGGATATGTATATGATGATAATCATCCTTTAAATCCGACTCAATTAGCAGATGGATTTATTAATATGAAGGTAGTGAGGAGAAAGCCTAATGACCAAGTTGCTATTTGGGAGTCATGTGAAGATTCTGATGGATGGTACTCTGGGAAAAATGGGCAAGAAAATGTAAATTATCATTTCCCAGTTTCAAGACAAGCTTGGAATATAAGTTATCCTGGTGCTATTGTTCCTTTAAATCCAGATGGGACAGAGAAAAATGCAGTTATGGGATTAGTTGGTCGTTCTATTACGCAACCTAAATTTATTTATCAATATCATAGTGGGACAGATGGAACTAGTGGTCCAAATGAAAATTTTGATAAAGCAATTGATTTATCTTCCTCGGATTCATCTTCTATAACTTTTGATTTATTTATTAATTCTGCTGCTTATACTAATTTAAGAGATGCTTCATGTGCGATGCAGGTTTGGCTTGGCAATTTAGGAGATTATCCTGCTTCATTGGGGGCAGAATTTGATGAGAGTTTTGATAACTCTTTTAGCGATGCTACTGTTGGAGCAATTAGATTTCATTTTCCAAAAAGTGAATTAACTCAAGGATGGGGAACATATACTGTAAATTCGAATAGATACGATATAGTAACTGGTTCTTTTGACGCAAAAAATATTAAAGATTTTGTAGTGTATTTATTTCCTAAAGAGTATGGTAGTGGTTCATTAGAAAATTTAAATTATCCCGCTATTGGACATGCTAATGAGGAATCTGCTATGAATACTTTTATTCCTACAGTAAGATTTAGAGGTTCTAGTGATTCAGATTCTGACAGATATAGAATTATAACTACAGAAGTAAAAGAGGTTCTTACAGACCCATTGACAGGTCCAACTGACTGGACTGTCCCTATGTTAAAAGTAGAATGGAATCAAAATGATTCTTATACTTTAGGTGATTTTGTTATGGATATATCGAGTTCAGCTAGTAGTGTTGATGGTGGAATGTCTCATTATACAAATCATTATGATGGGGAAAATGGTATTATTTCAACAATTAGTCTAACTGATAATGCTACTCAGATAACAGGGACTGCATTAAATACTCATTTTCAAGTTGGTGATTTAATAATGTTCTTTCTTCATGATGATGCATATGATGCAATTAGTTCAACAGTTGGAGAAGTTGGAACTAATAGTGCAAGATATGATTTTGCTACTATTACAGGGATTGATACTAGTGGGCATAGATTGTATGTGTCTGTAGGTCATAATGATGGTGATTTATTTACTTACCAAATGTCTAATGAAGATGTAACTGCAGCTACTACTGATGTTGCAGATAGTGCAAATAGATTCGTAGTATTAAGAAAAACTGCGGAAAGTGGTGGAGATTTACCTATAGAAAATATCCCATATGCTATAAGTAATATCAGATATGGTAAAAAGTCTGAAGGTGAATGGAATGGAAAATTTAAATTCTTTTATAGCTGGGTATATGATGATAAACAAGAATCTAAATTATTTGAATTTAAACAACCTGCCAATGATTATGATTTAACAGATGCTACTACAACTAATGAGTTTTCATTTGATAATGAAACTGCTTATGTTAATTTTTCTTTAAGAGAAGCTTCTGTAAATGGTGGCTGGAATCATGCTACATCTGGAACTAAAAGAATTATAAAAGCAAATATATATTATTCTAAAATGCTAGAAGAGGGAGAGTTTGGAGAAGTTCCTCAATTATTATTAGGAGAACTTGATTTAAATAAAGGATTTAAAGTATCTGGAGAATCTGATTATAATGAATTTCAGGCAATTACTACTGGGGTTTATCCTTCTAGAACTTTAGTAACTGCTGTGACAGATGGAC